TAATGGCTCATAGTATATTGGATTACCATTAATATCTAATACCTCAACATGAATATCACTATCAGGAACTAGATTGTTGGGATGTGCTTTGATTTTTATCAAGTTTTTTCCGGCAGTGAATTTTGCTGGAAATTCTACTATTCCAAAGTAATCTGGTGAAAATAAAGATTTGTCACGTATCGGATACGTCCACTCACGTAGACCGACGTAACTTGCAATATTTTTAATTTCTGGATCGTTATAAACTGGCAATCATTCTCTCCGTTAAATACCTATATATTTAATATAAATATTACTCAAATCGGATTTCCGAGTATCCATTTGCTTTCTTAATTTCAATCAATTTATCCATAATGTCACGCATTGCATCTATATGAGATATACACATTACAAATTTGAATTGTGATTTCAAGTAATCAAACAAATGATACATTGAATTTAGGTTGTCTGAATCTAATACTCCAAATCCCTCATCAATTGCTAAGAAATTTGGTCTAGGTAAATTTGATATATTAATTAATGAAGTTCTAATAGCTAATGATGAAATAAATTTTTCCATTCCAGATGTTAATTCTAATGGCCAATAATTTTCATCATCATATACTATATGAGCATTTATATTTTTGCCATCTGTATGTAGTACTATAGTAAATTCAACTATTTGATTTAGAATATTATTTATTTCAGATTCTATTTGAGGCAAAGCTTTTGTAATCAAATGATAAGGTACTCCATTTCTTTGTACAGCTTTTTGATAATATTCATATCCTTGATATTGCTGTTCTAAGTCAATTAAACGGTTTATTCCGTCTTGAGCATCTTGTCTAGACTTTTCTGCCATTTTTAATTTACCAGACAAAGTTAATAATTTTGAATCTAATTGAGATAACTCAGAGTTAACAGTTGTTATTTCATCTCGTATTTCTTGAATTTCTAAATTTTTAATTTTATTAAATTCAATATTATCTTTTTGTTTTTGAGACTTTGTTAATTGTTTTCGCTTATCACGTATATCATTTGTAATAGATTCTACATCCCATTTAGTTCCTTGAAGACTATGTTCCATAGTTACTAAAGCTTTTTCATAATTATCAAGTAATAAGTTAATACTATTTAAAGATTCTAATTTTTCTTTTGGCTTAAATAATTCTAATCCTTCTTTTACTGTAGTTGAATATTCTAAACTTTTTACTATATCATTTTCTTCATCTTTTAATTTTGGTAAAAGGTCAGCAACTTGTTTAGTTTCATGTAACCAAGGATTGGCCATACAAAAATTACAATTCTCATCCCATTCATGTTTATCTAATTTAGAAACCATTTTTTCGGCATGTTGAATTTTTAATTGTTTCATTTTCAAATCATTATTCAATTTAATAATTTCTGATTTGTAATTAGCTATATAAGTAATTTTTTCATTTATCTCATTAACATCAACTTTATTTGATTTTTGCTCAGTTTCTTTAATTAATTTTTTTTGAGATTTAATTAATTCTTTTTGCTGATCTATTTCTAATGTTATATTTCCTAATGTATCATTTAATTGAGTTATTTCATATTTTATATCATCTGGCTCATCTAATGTATCATCAACCTTTTTTAACTCTTTTGTCATAGTAAAAATGATATCATTAAGATTTGTTTTCATTTGTTCATGTTCAACTTTACCTAGTTTCATTTGTTCATATGAACCAGTATGTTGACTTATAATATCATTTGCTGATGCCAGATCGGTTGAAAAATCTTTTCTTTTATATTCTCTAATTAAAGCAGCTGTTTCTCGTATATCTTCATGTCCAATTAAATATTGCTGTTCGAATATATCAATATCTAAAAATTGTGATAATAAATCTTTTCGTTCTCGTTGAGTTTTATCAATAAATCCTGTATTATTATTTTGTAAAGATAATGCCGTTAAAACAAAGTCTTCATATGAACCTAAATATTGTCTTATATTTTTATTAGTAGAATCTCGTTGGTCTCCGTTTAAATTTTCTTCGTTCCCAGATTTATCAACTCTCCAAAAATTAACATCAACTTTAACATGACCTCGATTATTCTTTTTTGCTACACGTTCAATGTAATATGTATGATTATTTAACCCAAATTCAAATTTACATGTAAATGATGATTTTTTATTATTTAATACATGAACAGCCTTTTTAGTTCTAGAACATTTATCAAAACAACAAAATGCTAGAGCATCTAACAATGTAGACTTGCCTGATGCATTTGGCGCAAATAATCCATGAGTTCCATGTATATTTGTAAAATCAATGACATTGTTTGGGCCATAACTAAACATATTTGAAAATTCAAACTTTTTAGGTTGCCATGTTATATTTCTAGTTACTAAACTAGTAGGAAGCTTTGAATGTACATTCCTATTAATATGTCTAATAGTATCTAACAATACTTCATCTAATCCAAATTCATCTGATAAATATTCTGTAATAGTTTTGTTTTGCCATTCTACATCTCTGACATTACCAAAATTTATTTTATTATTCGACTCATTAGAATTTAATGAATTCATCTTTTGTATAGAAATTTCTTGTACTTTGTATTGAGATTTAATATCAGCAATTATTTGTTTCAATGTACCAGAATCTGTATCTTTAACTTTTAATCTTAATCTTGGTCGTTTTGGTATTTTATCTGATGGATTTGTTATTTTACCATTATCTACTTCATATGTATAATATCCATAATCATTTTGTATTTCAACAAATTCAGATTTTTTAGTTTTTAAATCCCATACCATTATACCATGTCCTAGAGCTTCTCCATGATTTTGCTGTACTAAAGATCCTGCATATGCAATTGTCTTTTCGTCATCTAAAAATTGAGGTCTATGGATATCTCCTAATAATACTAAATCATGTCCTTTGAACATTTCTGTAGTAACATGAGTATTACTTAAAGTAAAACCTGCATCAGTTGATGCATTATGTACAGAGCCATGATGTAATGCAATTTTATAATCTCCTTCAAATGAATCTGCTTTTATGTAATCTGCTGGTTTATCATATACTGATAATACGTTAAAGTGTACACCGGATATCAAATATATACCGTTGTCTTTGAGATAGTGTAAGTCTTGATGATCCAAGGCTTTAACGATAGGACTTAAGGCGTCTAGTCTATAACTATTATTTAAGTTACAATCATGATTACCTGTAATAACTATTGTTGGTGCCAAATTGGCTAATTCTCTAAAGAATTTTGATACTACATTGATTAATTCTGGAGACATATCTGTTTTTGCATGTACAATATCGCCAGCAACATAAATTAAAGAATTTGGTGTTTTTGTTTTTTTAATATACGAATACAATCGTTTAAATACTATTTCATATTCTTTATGTCGTTTTACATTTCTTACATGTACATCTGCAATATGATATATTTTATCAATTGATTCTAATCGTGTTTTTATAGTCCGCATAATATTGTCTGTTCCATTAAATATTCTTGAGTCATACGTGGTGTTCTTTCTAATAAGCTTTTTGTATTTTCAAATCCTAATTCATTAGGATCTTTACTAGTTAAATCAACAAAATATACATCTAAACCATTGTTCATAAAATAACTAGCTGTTTCTAATGCTTGTTTTTTTGCATCTTTATCTAAACATATATAAATTTCTTTTACTCCTTTTTCAACTATTCGACGTTTTAACGTATTTGAAATAGTTTTTCCAAATAACGGAATCACATTACGTTTAATAGTAATTGCATCAAATGCTCCTTCAACTAAAATAATTGGCAAGTTCCAATTAATATGCAATTCAAATCCAATAATATCTTTTGATGTAGGTGGATTTTTATGTTTATAAACATCCTCATCGTAATATGCTCTTGCTACAAAATAATTTAAACTACCATTTGCATCATAACTTGGTATTATTATTTTTCCATGATATAATCCTTTTCTACAATACCCAATTCTATATCTTAAGATATCATGTATTCCAATACCTCTTCCTTTCAGATAATAAATAGCATTTCTATATTCTGGTGATAATTTATCTAATTTCCATAATGGTCGATATCCTTCTGGTAATTGTAATACAGGTGTATCTGTTGTTGTCTTTGTTGGTTTATATTCTACTTCATCTAACAATCCAACTAATTTTGAAATCTTTGCACGTTCAACATTTAGTTTACGAAAAAGAGTAACTATCTTTCTACCAGCAATGTTACATACCCAGCAATGCCAATGCTGTGATACTGTATTGACTTCTAATTTTTTCTTTTGAGTATGACAAAATGGACAACAATATGCCACATTATTATTGTTTGTAGATCTACCTGATCCTAGAACAGTATCTATTAATGATCGTAATTTAAAGTTTTTCATCTAAACTAATATAACAAAAATATTTCGAATAACCTAATTATTTTTCAGAAAACCATTCAGTTGGAATTTGTTTTTCAGCCCATGGAATATTATGTTTATCACACCACATTCCATATGTCGTCGGAGATCCTTTTCTAATTTTTGTTCTACCTGACATGAATACAATTCTTATATCTAATTCAGGATGTTGTTTTTTAATTAATAAATGTTTTTTACGATCTTCTGCTACCCATCTACCTTTTGTTTCTACTAAAATACCGTTAGGTAAAGTAAAATCAATAGTATACGTATGTTTAGTTTCTGGTTTTGTATATGGTATAACAGTTGTTTCGTATTCAAATTTTATTTTATGTTCTTTTAATTGATCTGATACTTTATGTTCGAATCCAGATCTATAACCATGTTTTATTGCATTTGAACGCAATTTGGATTTTGATCTCCATGCCATAACTTGTTCTCTTATTTAATATAAATATGCTAGTAGTCCCAACGAACCACAAAATTCATGTCAATATCATCACGCTTTTGAACTGCCTGAGATAATTTTCCTACTGCTAATAATTGTGATTTATCATTATATAAACCAATAGTTGTTATATAAGGTTTCATTGTTCCTGATATAAACCCTGGATGAATTAACTCACCAGGGCCATTTGATACTATATAATCATTAGATGATTCGTTACCATCTGGTGGGTTATATGTAGCAGATGGATTCATAGATACATTACATGCATCTTTAGGTACTTGTACAAATGCTTCATTTTCATAAATTGTATGAACTCCCTTATAACCAATATCATATGATCCTGTCAATGCTCCTTCATATTTTGGTATTGGTGATGATATTACAATATGTCCATTTCTATAAAATACATTTCCTGCAGTACTTGTTTGATACATACTACAATTATTATAATCTGCATTAGCTAATGATGAAATTTGATCTGATGATAAGCCGTATTTGAAATATCTAATTTCAGACATACTACCAGAATATCTTGCAAAGGCATTGTTTAAATGCTTTCCTCCAAAAGTTAAATCACGAACATTTTTAGTTGGACCTGTTTTAACTGAACTTGAAGATTCTAAAACTCCATCTATCCATAACTGTTGTTCACTTCCTGACCGCTGTGCTACAATATGATGTGACCCAGTACATTGAGTTGTTGAAATGATGGCTACCAATTTATCTTCTCCACTAATTGCAAACTTAATTTTACCATTTTCTATAGTACCAGCCGAATCATTATTTCTATAAACGTGGTAAGGAAATTTTGAAATATTTTTTTCAGTTGTACGAGTTTTGACTCGTTTATCAATTTGATCATAAAAATCTTCTACTAATACGGTATCCTTTCTTATCAATGAATTATATGTAGTACTTGTATTAGATTGAGATATTGGAGCTTGTATCCAAAATGACCATGCAAAGTTATCACCACCTCCCGGGGTTAATTCATCAAGATGAGGTGTTCTTATATAACTAGTTTCTCCATTAAATCCTCCTTGTAGACCTGACCTTACTGCTAATGTTCCTGTTGTTGTAATTCCTTGGTTAATATCAATATCTGTGGCTAGTGATTTGTATTCTGGAGTATGAGTATAACTTATATATTCTATTGATTCGCTTATGTTTCCATAGTTGTTATTGTTTTTTCTGAACTCATTGTTAAATGTCCAATATGCAGCTAATTTTCTTTTATTTGCAAAACTTGCTGATACAATTGCAGAATCTTTTAAGTTTCCATTTCCATCATCATATACTGACCAATCAACATCTTGTACTAATACAGAACCAGGTTTTAATTTTTCTCCCATTTCAAAATATGGAATAGAAAATAAAGAAGCAGTTAAAAATAAAAATTTATCTGTTTTTCTACGATTTGTATGTTCCATTGAACGAGCTGGATCATATGGATGTCTGTAATATCTATGATCTATATGGTTCCATACCATATATTGGTTTGTACCATTTGGTGTTACTGGATCATCTTCTGCAATAGCTGCGCCTATAGGAGGTGCAAATTTTTGATGCTGACCTGAAAGGAATATATAACCACTACCTGTTACTTCAACATTATATTGCTTATATGCTTTAAAAGATGTTTGTCTGAAATCACCTGATTTGATTGATCTAAATACAGTTGGTATTGTTGGCATATCATATTACTATTTATTTTAGAAGTCTAATTTAACTTTGATCAACGCTTCTCTTGTAAATGATTTCAATAAAGGTTGACTTAATTTTGCAACCGCTAATAATTCTTTTCTTTCATTATACATACCAACAGTTGTAATATAAACCTGAGGATCAAATACAAAAGTACTATATGCTAATTGTCCTAATGAGCCTGTAACAAATGATGGATTATTTGAATAATTATATTCTGCATTTTTCATTCGTACAAAATAATATGTTGATTTAACTGCTTCAGATGATCTTGCTTGTAATCCTAATGTTGCTGGGCGTACAGAATATGATCCTGACATTGCACGGAATAAACGATTTACATGATTTGTTTCAGCAGTTCCTGATGTTACAACTGTACCAAATGCGGCACCACCTTTATTTCCTACTGCTTCATCTAACTTATCCCCATTTAAAATTACTATTCCATGTTGAGGATATAATAATCCAAAATGAACTGGATCAGATGAATTATGAATTGCTGTTCCAGCATCTATTGATCCAGAAACTATATTATAAATTAAACCTGCCTCTCCTACAATACCTGCTACTGATGAATCATCAATTAATCTAATAAAGTTATCTGGTGTAGCAGTATTATCAGGATCAGTTGCTAAATTTATTTCTAAATTACCTGGATCTATTTTTTCTCTGTAACGAGCTCTATTAAAGTTGATAATATAAATTGAATCTGAATCTGTACCGTTAAATGTAAACTTTTTATCTAATGGTGGTAATAATAACTGAGCATATTGTTTATAGATTGCTCTAGAAGGTGTATCATTATTAAGATTTCCTGTAGTATCTTTTGAACCAGAACCAGCATAATGACCATAAGCCAAACTAAATTGTTCTACTGCAGTTGAATCAGATATAGGATTCTTATCATATACATCTGTAAAATATGATTGTTGCGCAGCTGTTAATGCTGATTGAGTAAAATATCCTTGCAATGTTCCGACATTACCAGAAAACATTCCTCTAGTTACTTGTTCTTGGTTGTTTGGTAATACATCATCTACTGGATCAAATGCTGTAAATATTCTTCCTAGCCGTGCTCTACGATTAGCCAATTCACGTTGTCTAATTATATTGTTTGCTAAGTTTTGAGCCAATGCCATTACTTGTTGAGACGCAGCTCCTCCACCTCTTGTCATTGCAGGTGATACCGCTGCCATTGAACGACCTGGCGAAGCCATTCGTCTTGAACGATTATAAAAATTTCCTCTTACTGCCATTTATTATTCCCTTTTTTTAACTTCCTTGAATAGTAGGTGCAGCCATGGTAGTTGCAACTTGTAATTTCTTAGCTGTCAATGTGATACTTGCTCTACCACCTGTTTCATTTCCTATTATTAATAATGTTGCTGACTTATCATTAATTAATTGTTCTTTAGCTACTATTTCAAATTCAAATCCTGTTACTGTAATTGATTGAGCCGCTTCATCATCACCTATAAATTGTGGTACTGATGCTGTTCCTCTTGCAGATTTTGTAGCTCTAATTGTTGCAACATCAGAATCTGATAAAATTGCAGTATAACCAAATTGTCTATTTCCTCCTTGGAAATTAACAGTTTGAGGTTGAACTACTGTACTTTCACCTGACTCTAAATTTAAACTTGTAAATCCAACACGCACAACAGGTATCCTTGCAGATCCTTTTGGCAATGTTACCAATTTATATTTTAACATTTGTGTTTCATCTGCCAATGCTTCTACAATTGGCATGTTTTCAATTGATGCTCCATAATATGCAGTACCTAATGGATGCTCCGTATTATATAAATCGTAATCTACTTCATCATCTGCTAATGCAAAATGAGTAACTTTAAATTCATCTCTTCCACGAGCTAATAATTCTCTTCCTTTTTTGGTTAAGATGGCATCTACTGTAATTGAACTGTTATCTAAATATCCCATAGTTATTCCCTTATTCTTTTAAATAAATATACACGTACATAGGTTTAATGGCGATTACTGAACATCTAAATTACCTAATCTTCTATTTTGTGTATATACTAATTGATTTGCATTTACTTCAAACACTTCTATGACTGGTTTGAATTGTATTGATGCATATTCTGATGCTTGATTTATTCCTGGGGCCGTTAATTTTGTTCCTAAATATCTTTGATTCTGCAGATCAATTGGAACAAACCTATTTGCTGCAGGAATTAAACT